CTAATAGCATAGCCACCTTTAGAACACTATCTCCGAATCGGTTCATAGTCCCTGTTTCATCTTTATGCTCCGATGTTCTGAGAAGGTCTTTGAACCCTTCATACCAATCGTCGTATATCTGGCCTACTTCTGAGAACCAGATTTCTCTACCGAATTTGACTTTTCGATATCGACAATGGTCTGTTTTATCGAGCGATGCCATCGATTCAAACGGACCGCTAAGTTTACTAAGCTCTCTGAGATAGTCAGCAGAAGTTGTGTAGTTCGGAGGATTGCTAAGTGGAAATACAAGCGAGTTCGTAGCATTACCCTCTTTTTCATAGACAATGAACGTTCTCGCAAAGTATCCCCCTTGTATTGCAGACTTAGTGAAGAAGTCCTCTGACATTGCTTCGTTAGTCGCAGTGAGCATTGTAATCGTTGGGTCTTTTAACTCGAATGCTTCCATCTTCAACAACGAACGCCACTCACCTACGTTATACTGTCTATCGTATAGGTCCGTCAGAATTTTCGTAGCTACCTTATCCTCTACTATCGAGGATGATAGCTCTGACGAACATATGAACGCGACAGACTTCATTGGAATCTTTCCGCCAGGTGATGTTTGGAAAGTTCCTAAGTCTTTAAGTATTCCCTGAATGGATGACCTACCACTGATGATTCTCGTGTTATTTACAGGCTTTACTAACTGTCTAGCCATCGACACGGGTGGCCCCTTCTTCAAGCCACTCTCAGCATGAAGCATGACATAGATGTTAGGGTAGAGCTTGTAAATCTGGCGGTCAATCCATATCTGGTCCTTCATTACGGCTGATATTGCTGCGATTGCACTCCAATACCAGAACGAGAGTGGTGACTCAAGTTCCTTGTGTTGGTCCATTATTGACTGAAGCCAGTTCATTCCATTCGGTCCTAACTGCACCAACCTTGATTCTTGTAAGATGTGTGGAATCAATCTCACACACGTAAACGTCGCAATAGTCTTGTGCCCCGACTCGCGTGGACTTATTTCCACAGATAGGACACACGATATTCGGAACTGATTTGTCTGTCATGCGAGGAACTGCTCCGTTACTGTTAAGGGTCTATTAGTTAGTGGGACTTTAGGTTCATTCGGAACAATAATCAAGTCCTTGAACTTCTTCAAGTCCTGATAGTTCTTGCCGACTTCAATGTCGCAAGGAATAATTAACTCATGTCGTGGAAGCGAACATCTACTGAAATCGATAGGGCGCTCCATTTCCCGTTTGATGATGGGTATCCACAGTGCTTTCTTAGAAACCGGAATACTAAATAGGAGTGCATCATGTGATTCCATAACAATTTTAATTGTGGGAATCTGGTGTCGGATTCGTAGTGCAGCGGCTTTAGTGTTATCTGACACCGCCCTTTGTGGAAGATACGAGAATCCCATTCTGAATAGTTCATCTCCCATCCTTTCAAAGAAAGTTCTCCTACCACCCATAGATGCATCTACACCATATGGAAGTGGAGCGATTAGTTGACGGTTTCTTTTGAGGCAGTCGATGACTTGGGCTTGGAATACACCCTGGATTCGCGGAGACTTTGAATGGAAAACAAGTAGTGCCCGCTCCGCAACCGCTTCCGTAATGCTAATAGGGATTTTATACTTACGTGCTTGGGTATTAAGCTCAGTTGCTGCTCTACGCTTTCCGGCCCCAAGATGACCAGCATGGCGAAGTGTCTTTCCAGCAAATCGTATAGGATGTTCATAACCCAGAGCCTTTTTGCTATAATCAAGTTCAGTGCCACCGAAAAACCAAGAAGCAGTGAGAGCGTGAATGTCGTGTTCGTCATACATCCTCAAGGTTCTCTCGTCATCAGCTAATAGTGCTACGACTCTAGCTTCAGCCTGAGAACTATCTGCTTGAACGAATTCTTCTTCTTCCTCTACTTCCGCTATGAAACCATCGATGAATACAATATGGTGGTCATCGGGGACATACATCGAACGCACGTCCTGTCCGATATCACCATGTTTGGTCATCGTCTGAAAGGCAGTGCCGAGAGGTTTGTCTTTCTTTTTTCCAAATTCATCATGGACTTCAACGACTGGTCGTATGGGTGGGTCTTGCTGTCCGGTTGATGTTCGTCCCGTATCAAGACAAGGAAAATAGGTAGTCCGCATCCTCTTATCATAGTCTGGCAAAGCCATAAGATAAGTAGATACCGTTTTGCGAACCCTTCTTCCTTCCAGAATAAGCTCACATACTCGTCTGTGGGTAGGGTTTTTGAGTGCAGTCTGCGAGTTAAGCAGAGCAGTAATATCTTCTTCTCCCGTAGTAGGCTTCGGAGGGAGCTTGAAATTATCCCACAGGAGCGACTTAATCTGCGTATGCGAGTTGACATTTATCTCAGCCCCTACTAGACTGAATAGTTCGTAACGGACGTTTTCATCCCACGCAATATACTTGCGAATAAGTCTCTCTCTAGCCTCTGCGTCAACACGAAAGCCCTGATTCTCGATTGACCAATACAAATCGGGCAATCTGAGGAGGAAGTTTTCGTAAAATGGTCGCATTCCAAGTTCGTCGAGGTCACTGTCCATGTTCTCGTCAATTTCAATTGTGACACAGGCATCCTTACCACATCCGTTGAATAGGTCTTGGATGGTTCCGTGATACATTCCCTCGTCTTTATAGAAGGGTTCTTCGGTAAAGATAGAGGTATTGAAAGCGAGGTTCTTGGGTAGTTCTGGGTTAATTGCGAACGATTTAAGAAGCGTATCAGAGGCGATTCGTCTAATAACAAATCCAAGCCTCTTGAGCTTATCACGGTCGTAATTAAAGTTCTGTCCAACAATGTCATTCTCCCATAGCATCTCAGCTAATATAATCCATATCTGAACCATATCAGCGGTTGGAATAGATGACAGACCATCAGAGTTCCAGAGAGGAACTACTATCGCATGATGGCGGTCGAATGATAGTCCCATGCACACAGGTATACAGGTTCCATTAGCTTCAATGTCTACCGCCATCCGTTTTTTCTTACCACGGTAGCGGTCGCGGAACGCTGCTAATTGTGCGGAGGACCGACAAATTTCAATGGTGCGCGAGGGGAGGTTTAATTCTCGGAAGGACGATTGATGTAAGGCTCGTTTGAAATCAAACAGAATAATCTGTCTATTCCAATATCCCTTGAACTCTACATCAGTAGCTTGCCATGACAGATGTTGTGGATTGTAAGTGGGAATAAACTTACGCCCCATGCCATGCATGATTGAGCCGCGATACTGGGTTATCTTATCCTTACCAGACAAGGCCCATAGCGCACCCTTACCAAGTGCGAGGATACAGTTAGGCTGCACCCCATTAATTTCTTCCTGTAGTTCTTTTAGTTGTTGGTCTATATCGATTCCCGCGTTCCTCGCTCTGACGTGGAATGGAATCTTCTTACCAACTCCATTAGGTGGAACCTCGAATTTACTTACAGTAGATTGCCAACAATTCTCCTTACGAATGCCAGCATCCACTAATAACTGATTAAGGTCGCCACTCTTAGCGAATGGTTTCCCCGCAATAGTATCGTGATGAGTCGGAGAGTCTCCGAGTATCATCATTTTGGCCCCACCGGGACCGAAGCCAGGGATATACTTCTTATCGGTCATAGTCACGGATAATCCACTCGTAGAAGCCACCACGTTCACGCATCAATCTTTCTAGCGTGTCTCTAAATTCCTCCCACGATTTGACCGTAATCCTGAACGGCGGTTCGTTGTCGAATTTGATATGGAACTTATACACTTGCGGCATAGTCTAGTCCTATGTAATAGCCCTGGAATTGAAGGAATATCCTGCCACGAATCTTTGCATCCGGGGCAGGTATTCCATGTTTGGTTGTCTTTTATTGGTGCTGTAACGTCAGGCTTCAAAGGCTCTAGTTGCATGTCCGTTGAGCTTTTTCAAGGCTTCCTTTCTCGATTCACATTTGAGGATGTTCTCATTTTCGTGAATCGCATTCGCGAGTTTTAAGTTCTCGCATACTAGACCAGTGCTTACATGGAAGTATTGGGCAGTCTTGGTGATAGTCCAGTCCCCCCTATGTTTGACTGTCATGGCTAAGTGGAAAAGCTCCACAATAGTAACTCTCCCATGCCATGTGGGTTCTGATGTGTAACGGTCTAGAAAGGTTATTCCTCGTTGCGCCAATCGATGTCTCCCGGCTTGATGATAAGTGGAACAGTTACCTTCTTGCCTTTCTCCATATAGGAGAATGGAAACTCGATGTTCTTACCAGCTATCTCCACCTTACCACCCTCAAGACGCTGATAGAACACACTATCCCTCTCGAACATATCCTTGATGTGAGGGATGATTCGCTGTAGTTCTAGAGCTAGTATTGCGGCGTCCGATGGACGCACTATAGTAGTAGGAAGGAATATGGTCTTAGCTCCCGGAACCCAGAGTAGCCGGTCCACGTCTAAGGTGGAACCGACTACCCCTGAGGCCAGCAGCTTAAGTAGCTGCCTTCTGTTCATCCTGTATCACCTTAATCTTTATGGCACGAAAGCCCTTCCCCTCAACTTCCACAGGGGTGAACTCCACCTTCATACCATTCTTCAGGTCTTGGAATCGGAGTGTGTCCTGCTTTAGTGAAGTCCAATGAAAAAAGATTCGGGTGAACTTGATATCCTTTGAGGATATGAATCCCCAACCCTCATCGGATACCTTGATGATTTTACCTGCTACCCTTTTGTCGTCGGGCTTAACAGGCGTAGTATCGGGAGTGGTAGGTTCCTCTCCCCCAAAGAACTGACGAAACGCAGTGTTCATCACTTACCCCACAATTCACGGTTGAGGTTTAACATTGGAGCATACTGCCGCGATGCTCAGTATATGGGCAGTTAGTTATTCCAAGAGCTTGAGGAACTTTGATTTCAGTCCTCGCAACTTCTCGGTTTCCTTACGAACTTTTGGTAGATGTTCTTGCACCAGTTTCATGGCTGCAATAGCATCTACGATAAGTCGTTCTAGTTCTGCGAAATCATCGACTCCCGCTGTAGTGACGGTATCTTTTACGCGAGAGGCATGAGCAGCGATACCCTTCGTCTTGGTTCCTTCCAGATTCTTTCGGATATAGAAGGATACGCCATTGACGAGGGATAGCTTAGTAGTGGGAACCTTTTCCTTCTGTGCGATATCCCAAAGACGCATTGCTTCCTTGGTCTTTGAACCTTTGACACTGTATTCCTTCGTAGTGTCGAGATTCTTAGCAATAAACGCAGTGAGGAATCCCATTTCACCTTTCTTAGTTGCTGGCATGGTAATAGTGTCCTTTACTGCCTCGTTCAAATCCAACGGAGGCTCAACAGTTTTGTTTACTTTCTCAATCTCCAACTCCAAATCAATCGGAGTTACAGGTTGAGGTTCCGCCTGTGCGATGTATGCGAGTAGTTCCCTTATTTCCCTAGGCCGTTGCATAGGGAATTTAATCGCCCTTAGTTGCTTTGCTGCAACATTGAGCTTGGCAACCAAAGAATGAGACACCCATCGATTGTAGATGATTACTCTGACATTCGATGGTATCTCCTTATTCAGAAGATTCTGTCTGGTATCGTCCCAGACAAGTATTTGGGGGTGTTCTATCAATTGGCGTGGCAGAGTTTCCATATCTCCGCCAACCAACAGAAGTCTACCACCTTGTTTCAGTATCGTTGCTACCAGTTCAGGACTATTCATTAGTAAACTCCAGTAAAGGCGGGACTCTCTACGTTATACGGCTGCTGTGAGCTACGTCGTAGAGAGTCCCTATCACTAATCAGTCTACGGCTGCATTTCCCTAACGTTGTGTTAGGTTGTCAAAACCCTGCGAAAGGTTAGCTGACGTGAAACACAGGATTCAACCAACTAGTGAATGTGTTAGTTCCCTGACAGTTCCTCGTCATCATCCTCGTCTACTTCGGTATCTTCTCCCAAAGTAGCATCGGGTTCTGAGTCGGCAGATTCGTCGATATCGGACTTCTCTCGTGATTCCTCACGGTTGAGTTCGTCCATATCAGTAACTTCATCATTCTGTGCAAACATCTCACACGTCCTTTCGGTTAGTTAAAAGTAGGATGAGGCTTCCGTCATTTTACATGCTTACCGCAAGCCTCAAGCATTCACATAACCTAGTCTATTATGAGCGGGCTAGGATGCTAGTAAGGGATGCTACCACCACGAAACATCCCTTTTATATTTAAGCCGCGGTGACTTCAGAACGCGGAGCGCGATACTTGTGATTCACCCTGTTGACAAGGCGATTCTGCCAAGTATCGTTCTCCACATACACGTCTACTTCCCTACCCTCGGAGGACTTCAGGTCGAAACGAGTTCCGGCCTTAACGTCCACACCGAAAGCCTGGAGATATCCAACAGCAAAACCAATGGCCTTGCTATTGAAGTTCCAATCCAAGGGAACGCCTGCAAACTCGCGGTCCCCATTGTCCCCGTTGAACAGAATAGTAGCTTCAACAGGGTAGTTAGTGGATGGCCCCTTTTCAGAGGCTTTGGCCGGAGCCTCACCCACACTCTCAATCTTCACGCGATACCAAGCCGGGGTAACAATCTTACCCCTGAGCAGGTCGCGCTCACCAAACTGGATTACAGCCATTTAGCACTACTCCTTAACAAACGTGTTGGTTGGTGGTTTGTTGGTTGTTGGTTGTGGTTGTTGTGGTGGTATTCTTTCGACAGGTTTTTCTAGCTTCAACTTCAGAATCGCTGGAGCAATCCACTTCTCATACAGCGGCTGATTGTTGAAGATAATCTTCCTGTCTAATGGGAGAGAAGTGCGAGCATAATCATTACCAGTATGACTGGTGAATAGACCATACTCCCCTTCATCAGTTTCCGCGAAGCCGGGCTTCACATCGAAATGATATACCTCTTGCATTCCAGAGGCAATCTTTCCTGAGATTTTGTCCCCACCTGTGATGATGACTCTGCTATGGTGAGTTAGCTTATTCTTATCGTCGTCCTTACGCTGTCCTACAACGTGGGCGATAAGAATGATGTTGCACTTATGATAACCGTGGATATCTTTTAGGCATTGAAGCAGGTCTTGAAAGGCCGATGCTTCTGCATTGTATTCTTCTAGTCCTGACACGTTAATCGTGCCAATCATCTTACCTTCGCCTTTACCCTGTTTCTGCTTACGGGTCTGCGAGGTCATGTTATCGCCAATAGACGTTACACTATCAACGATAATAGTCTTATACGGGCAATTGACTTGGAAGGACTTGAGCTTAGCGTATGGCTTATCCCAATCCTCATAGTCATCGTAGTGAACTTCCTTCATATTGACTCCCCATCGTTTCGCGGGAAGCATTAGTGCCTGCATCTTACGGTCTGTTGATACCCAATACTGTGGCGTAGGAAAGGATAAGGCACACGTAGACTTTCGTGTGCCTGGCTCCCCCTTGAGCATCACAAACAAACCGTCAAGGTTTACGAACTCAAGTGTTGGCAACGTTTACTCCGTTAAGGATTTCGTTCACTCTTGTCTGATGCTGTTCCATTAGTTGGACTAGCACACCTGAGTCTACAGTAGTTAATCCGACGTTGGCTGCTTGAACTACCAGATTAGCTACGTCTTGTAGGAATCTGTTTCGTTCTTGAACCATTCTTCGGATGGTTTGCAGTGAGTCGATGATATCTTCCATGATTTCTCCTTAGTCACCATTGGTGTAAGTCTAAGCCTTATTTCCTTCCAGAAACGCAGCAATCGCATCCACAGCATCGGACCTCTTTCTTTTTACGCAGTCGTTACAATGAGGCTTAGTCATTGGACCACCGCTAGAATGCGTGAGAATGGCTTTAGTTAGGAGCATCGGATTGAAGCACCTATTACATTCACAAATAGTTCCCTCTGCAAGTGTCACAGGTAAATAATGAGAACAAGCAGGTTTCTGACACTTGTAGACCCAGTAAGGCTTATCTTTGGTGTTGCTTAGATTTACCTTTTTGTATCGATGAACGTGGTTTGCGCTTTTTCTTTTTGCCATGTTCTTTACCTTCTCCGAATACGACTGTCCTCTCTACCTTGACAACTCGCATCGGATATTTTTCGCCGACACGCTCGACCACACATTCTAACGCGGCTCCATGACGTTTGAATGTCTCTACTAGTGTCCAGCGGTTATTGAGCCATATTTCAACGTAGTAGTCTTTCACCATTATCGTTCCACATTTCCGACGGGTATAGGTGCATACGCAGCCTCTACATCACCGTCTTTTCTATTGCCGTATACCATACACTGCTGTGCCCAATGAGCAGGATGGTGTATCGGAACTACAGTAGTATACGTGCAATCCTTACCACACGTATTAGTATGAGTCTGAATCTCAGTCCATGCTTCCTTCCACACAGCTTGATACTTGATGCATGGATGGTTGTATCGCCAGTAAAAGGCGTATCCAATTAGCGCGAGGACTCCGACTACTACAGTCACTCCGATAGCAGGATAGCCGTAATCTTCCCACCAGTCATTCATCGTCTTTCCAATCTTTGTGCATTAGTCCACTCTTGGCTAGAAGAATGGCTACAATTATGAGCGCAACTACAACCCATTCCATTACTCACCTACTTCATCGAAGGTGTCATTATCATTGACAGGATTCCATTCAGGACCAATGATGAATAGCTTCTTGATTTCTTCCTCACGCATGTTCGGATTAGCTTCACAAACAGGGAGGAATGCACAGTTACCGTATTTGCCTTCACAGTGGTCGAAGTTCGGTGGAAAGTGTCCAGTCTCCGCATACATCAGGAGTAGCTTGCTATAGAATGGTAGAGTCTCGCCTTGCCATTCCAGCAGTCTATCTGCACTGTATGATACAGGTGGACGCTTAAACTTTTCCTCTGGCTTCAGTGTTTTCTGGAAGCCAATTTTATTCAGGAATACGTTTCGCGTGTCCATGATGAGACACTGTCCTATGAATTGGTTATTCATAGAGATAGTGTTTCTGTTTTGCTTCATGGTTTTATGGTCTACTGGATATATCCCTTGATTTGTATCGCAGGTTAGGTCCAGTTTGGCTTTCCACAGGACACGGATTTCATCGTCCTCGTAGAGAACCTTACCCTTTACTACTTCTACTTCCAGCGGAACCCAATGGTCATTCCGATAGAAGTTATAATACTGGTCAATGGTATCGAGAACCCACTGCCAACCAGTCTTATACTTCTCTCTAGGATTCTGAGCATCAGGTTCTTTGGGCGTATTACGAACGCCCGGAAATTCAAAAGGTTTATGTCCACATGGAGGCTTAGGCCATTCCTCAGTAGGGACAAATACAGCACAACCACGGCATCCTGAGATATACATCTCGGCAGCAGCGAGGCCATACTGGTGTGACGTTTCTCTTTTAAGGCCAGCTATGAGGTTACGATTGTAATACTCCAAGTAGGTATGAACGATGGACCCACACTCTAGCGAATTACTCTTACCCGCGATAGACACGAAGTTATGATTAAAGCGGAAATCAGCCAGACGGGGACACCCCATAAGTGTGGTCAGTATTTGACTGTCCAGAATGATATTCGATTTACCACCCATCGGAGTATCTACAATCTCCTCAAGTGGTATCTCGTTAATAGTCCGCTCGTCTGGCTGGATATCCATTATGGAATCACAATCTCGATTGCATCGTGGTCAAGTTTCCGCAGTTTCTCAATGCCATCAACGAGAACATAGACGGGCATCCAACCGTTATTAGCTGCCTCGAATATGAACTTTCCAACAGCATCAGCCGCTTCTTCGGATTTGACCTCTTTTACAAAGCCTCTCCGAATGTTTAGTTCAGCGTGTTTGAATCCGATTTGGATTATCATGACTTGGCTTTCACCAGTCCTTCCACACCACGAGTAATGAGGCCACGACGCTGAGCTTCAGCAATCATTACCTCATATTGAATGGGCCATTGCAGGTAGTAGTTAGCCATTTCATTACGAGTAGCCTTGTCGAAAGCTCTCTCGTGATAAACTTCAGCGGCAGCTTGGAACCGCTTACGTTCAATGAAATGAATAGCTGCTAGGAGATGTGACGAGGCCATCGTCTTAATCTCCATTTGCTGGCCTTCAGCAGTAATCCACACATCCTTACTGATTATTGGCATCATTGCACCGTTAGTGAAACGACAACCACATGCTGAGACTCGGCTGTAATTGTATACCAATCCTCAGCTAATGGTTTGCCATCTTCTGTTGATAGTTCTGGCTTCCAGTGATGTTCATTGAAATATAGTGCGAATCCAATGCCCACCTTCTGGAAGCCATGATATACAGTGAGCCTAGTTAGCAGGCCCGTTGTTGTCCCCCTTAATTTCATCATCATCCTCAGGAAATAGTTCGTTCCATTCTTCGCCAGTGATACCAGTCATGAGGAACTCACGTTCATCAGCATTCAGAAAACGGAATGCATCCTGAACAAAATCCCCTCTCATGGTCCAACAATACCACGACTGGTTCATGGTTTCCAGAGGTTGATTCACAGTGATAGTCTTATTCACTGTGAGGCAGTGAACCCTAGTTTTACCCTCCACTTCACAGAGGGTAAACTTCAGGCCGCGTGGATTTTCTCTTGTGAGAATCATAGTTACTCCTATTTGAAAGTAGCGAGTTGCGTTACCTTAATGGGCTGCTTACCCTGAGCCTTCATCTTCTCAGCGAACTTCTTACAAATGGTGTTCGCTAGTTCACGCATTGCATCGTCTTGATTCCACGTCACAATCTCACCCTTATTGTGAACTACGTGGAAGTAACGACGCTTACGGTCAACCATCACATCCAGATATTCATCCGTTGTTCCGGCTGCTTCTGGATTGATAATGGTGATTTGTTTGGACGCCTGACCGATACGCTTGAAACGTCCCGGCGCGGCTTGGTCCTCATTCTGTGGATTCCACTGTCTCTCGTGGAGAATAGCAGTATCGCACGTCTGTAGATTGAGTCCCTCACCACAAGCTAGAGTCGAGGCAATCAGAATGCAACGCTTGGTAGCATTGAACTTATTCTGAATGTCAGTTCCTTCAGGCTTGCCAGTGTGTGCCGAGGTATATTGCATTACCTCGATACCCTCATCCTTTAACGCTTGTGCCAGCTCGTGCCAGTCCACGTTAGAAGATGCGTCAGTGTTAGTCAGCGCGTTAGCCATCAACACGCCAACATCACGATGATGCACGAATACTACAATCTTCTTATCTGATTCTTCAACCCAATCTTCCAGATAAGAGAGTGTAGCAGGAATCTTTGCGAGGCCACAGATATGACGCATCCGTGTGAGTTTCGCAATGATTTCCATTCCTGATGTGGATTCTTCCTCACCACCAATTACGATGTTATTCCACCATTCAACGAATGATGAAGTAGCATCATCATAGTTGGTCTGAGATAGCGCGTCCAGCTCCACAGGGAGTTTATCACGCTTAACCTCAGGATATTCATCCATTACCTCATCGTATTCACGACGGATAACGATGGACTCCACATACTTCTTGAACTTCTCTACGTTCTTGATACCGCCCATCTTACGCTTATTACCGTGCCAGTAGTATTCCACCCACGTATCGAGGAAGTGCTGATTCGAGTGGAACTTGATGGGGTCGATAATGTTCAACGCAGGGAAGAACTCACTCCCACGATTTTTCCACGGTGTGCCGGACAATTCAATGACCTTGCACAGTGGATTGGCCGATACCAGCTTACGCACTTCTTGTGTGCGTGCGCTATCGACATTCTTAATCTGCTGAACTTCATCGAGAATTACGAGGTCGATACCGAGCGCGTGGAGTTTCTCACGCTTGAACCTACGCAGCATATCATACGAGATGATATACATATTGAGGTTCGGCATCAGGAAGTCTTTCGACGTTCTGATGATTTGCGCGAGATAATCAGGACCAAGCCAGTTAATACCAGCAGCGAACCACTGATACATAATGGCCGACTTGGTTACGACCATCGTTTTCTTGAACTTCTTCTTACCATGCTTGCCCATGCCATAGAAGTAGAGAATCATGAGCGCCTGTATGGTCTTGCCGAGGCCCATCTCATCGAAAATCCCTACTCCCTTGCCCATAGACAAGGCAGATTCAGCGAATAGCGCGCCATCTACTTGGAACTTGAATGGCCTGAACTCTCCACATTCTAGGCACTGATTCTTATTCCACTTGTGATTGCACGCTGCAATCTCAGGCTTCCACCAATTTGAGACGATGGAATCGAAAGCCGTCCCGCGAGGAATGACCTTCTTGATAATGTGGAAGCATTCGAGAGTAATCAGTTTTACTTGATTACCATGATGGTCCACACCATTGACAGAGAACTTCTCGACAGCAACCTTACCACACTCAGGGCACTTATCCTGTAGTCTGGTAACGACGTGCTTAACGTCACGAACTTTTGTGACTACTTCTCGTTCTTCCACGATAATCTCTACGCTATGTCCTGAGCGAATAGCGTCGATAACGTGTGCTGGCATTGACAATGTGGAGCACGCTTCGGTATTGTCACAACCAATCTCACGCGCTTTTGTGGCCCATACAGGACCATGACCATATCCCGGCCCAACAAGAGCGTGGGCAATCTCGTGGAGTATGGTGCAAATTACTTCAGACTGTGGATGGATATCGATATGATGACCATTGAGCATAATCACCTTATCTTTATACATGCACATTCCGAGGAATGGCAGATTGGGGTCAGATGTTACTCTAACTTTCCAATCTTTCAGGCCGTGGAGATTTAACTTCTCACGGCAAAAGTCTGTTGCGTCGCTTCTATTCATGATTAGTTACCTCTCTCCACGCTGCCATGCGTTGAGGTATACAGACTTGCATTTATCACAGAGTGGAACCTCATCAACGTGTCCAGTTTCACGCTCATGAGTATCCGCTACCAGAACAATGTCAGCCTGTTCTGCACAGTTATAACATTTTTCGCCATCTTTTGCGGCGTGAATAGTGTATGTCATAGTAGTTTCCTCGTCGAGGATGTTATTGGTTAGCAGCCGCACGCATTTTTGCCAACATAGTGCGGACAATCTCAGCCGCCTTTTCCGGTATCACACCTTGTGATACACAGATTTGCTGAATATGGAATTCTGGAACGCCCAATTCAGCAGCATACTTCTTAATAGATTCTTTATCCAGCTTCTGACGATGTGCTGGAACCTTAGACTGTCGCGTGCCTGTAGTCTTGACAGTCTTAACAGTGGGGGACTTAACAGGTTGAGGCTGATACTTGATATCAGCTAATCTGAGCTTTTCCCGTTCCTCAGACCTGAGGGAATTAGCCAGATTATTGAGGAATTGTTGAATGGCCTTCTGCTCGTTATTGGCATCCTTGATTTGTTCTCCAGCGTTAAAGATAACGCCGGTTAGATGCTCGAAACGAGTTTTCAAGGTTTCAGCCAGCTTGTATGGCTTATTGGTGATAGACTCGTCATTGTCTATCGCAGCCTTTAAGTCTAGGATGGCTGTAGTCTTGGCGTTGAATATGTCAGATGAGACTGTGATGCTGCTATCAATTTGCTGTGATAGCTTTACCACGTCCTGTTCAATCTGACGAGTAGATACAGCGTTAGCCGCGTCTACACGCGCCTGCTGATTCGCGGGCGACATATTCTCGGCTTGTAATGCTTTTTCTTTCTCCCAACATTTATTGCACATCGGGAGATTGCCATAGCGGATATCGTCCGCATTGGCTGTTCTACAGGTTGCGCAAATCATTAGTGTTTCACCATTCCCTTGGAGTCTGGCATAATCTGTTCATTCAGCGTGAGCGACCAGATGATGATTGCACACATCATAGGCGAGATACCCATGAAGTAGTTCACAACGATGGAGCCTGCCATAGAGTAGGCCACATCGCTAGAACGATAGCCATACACCATGTTTGGATAGTCGAAAGATTCGAGTATCAGGAGAACCTCGTCCTGATATTCTGTGATAGTTTTTTCAGTGGTGATAGTCATAATATTAGTGTCCTCGAAAGTGGACCGTGCGCTGCCTGACAATATTGCAAGTCTCATGCCGGAGCTAACCCCTTGCAGGTCAACAACTTACGTTTTTGAAAGTCGCCTAAATCACCGACTTCTGACCCTTTTGTCTACCAAATGACGGACTTCTCGTGTGTCCTCTCCAGGTGACACTTTTATTATCAAGTTCCGACGATACATTCAGAATTAAAATATTCAATAGTTGTTGAACAATAACCGAAAATTCAGTTTACTTCATACCTAAATCCGCCCTAAATCCCCCCTATATCTACCCTATATCCTCCCTAAATCCGCCCTGAAATTTCGGGCTTGACTTCGGCTAAGTCGCTCTGCCTGAGGCACTTACGGCCCTTTAGGGCGAACCCCTCCCCCTCTGGCTATGTATATACCCACGGTATGATAGTCCTATATAGTGGACAGGCAGGTGTGAGGGGATTATAATATTATATAATAAAAAAAAAAAAAAAAAATAATAAAGATATACCCAACCCCACACACCCCTCCACAGGAGCCTAAAAAGGTGGGTATCGACATAGGGGGAGTAGGGGGGTTCCTCCTAAGTCGTTCTAACAGAGGCACTTAGCCCGAAAAGTCAGGGGAGGATTAGGGAGGAACGAGGGGAGTTTCAGGGGAGAATGAGGGGAGAATCAGCTATGCAGATGCGATAATATTATGATTTTAAAAGTCTAAAAGTTTCTGACTGTAAAAAATATTATAATCAGGATTAGCTATTAAATACTTGCCGTAGGCAAACTATGTTGGATTAGCTAAGGGCGTGGCTTCGCAGCTCGGATTAGCTGACAAAGTGGATTAGCTATTGGGGGGACTTCCGAAAGGAAAAGACCGAGGGTTGACAACCCCCGGCCTGGGCGAGACTAGCGAGCGACTTGGAACCCCTCGTAACGCCGCGCTTTGTTCTGGTGCGCGGTTACGATAATCTGAAGTGCATCCTCACGAGGGATACCAGCTCGGACCAGAACCGCGATAGCCTTACGCAGTGCGCGGTATTCCGAGAGTGACAGCGAAACGAGATAAACGCCATAGTCCATTGTAGGATACTCCTGTTAGTGTGTTGAGTAGTAAGACGGGGGGATATACAGTCCCCCCATCTCAGTAGCGCCGACTACGCCGAGGGTGCCGTTTCCGACTGTTCCGCCATTGCCGCGAGGGTGGACTCCACCTGTGCGCGAGCAATGTTCTCAGGGATACCCAGACGGATGTAATCCCGAATCATCCGTTCCTTGATATCTTCCTGAGGCACTTCAGACGGCTTGTGCGGAAGTAGCGCCGACTGATATGCATTGGACCGGGCGTTAGCTTTCAACGCCTCATCCACCATATCTTTGAGGCTCCACTTCTTTTCCGTCATCACGGCCTGTGCTTCGATATCGTTCTCGGTTTCACGATACTCGAAAGCCTTTTCGACTTTCTTGCCGCGCTCCGACTCCACCGGCGAGTCATCGGGAACCTTGAACGTGAACTTGCCGACCAGTGTTTTCATACTCACCTCTGTTAGTCGCCCGCGTCATGCGAGCGTATGACCATACTATAGCAGGTGCCGTGCCAGTGTCAAGCCCTGTGAACATTGGGCTTTCGCATGGTAGCTATACGAATAGTCCGCCTATCGTCAACCTTTAGTTTACTTTTCTCGTGTTTCGAGGGACTTCTCGTAAACCATTGATACGTAAGGGGATATAGTCCTCGTGGCGAGCCTCATAGCTGGCACGAAAATTGCGTGGTATCGTAATCATTTGTTTTTGTATAAGAATATAAATGGGTCCCCTATTTTGTGGAAGAACCTAATATTATATACAAAAAGAAAAGTTGACTTTCAGTCGAATCCATGCTATACTGATTCCATACGGGGCGACTGAACTTTCAGATAATATTGAAAAATATTATTGTCTGAGAGTCCCTACAAGGGGAAAGGTGTATGCCTACAGGAACAGCAACAATCACGGCTAAATCTGGACCGTCTATCCAGAATACTGCTCTCCCCTTAACGGGAGTAACACTAGTAACATATGACGTGGATAGAAACGTGCTGTTCGTTCAGCAGGGTTCTGCACGTCCTATCAAGGAATTTGATTTGACTGGTGTTACTACTGCAACTATCACCATTAGCGGTGGCAACTTCGCATTCGTGGTGTCGTAACTATCATGCCGATGGGAATCGTATCGGACGAGGATTTCAAAAAGGAGAGGGATAATTCTTCTCCTGATAGACGTCCTCTGGAAAAACCATCGGCTGTAGTTGTCGATACAACTAGAGGACGAGGAGTCGGTAACGTAGAAGTCCCGGATAGTCTGCGAAAGATTATTGGAGAAACTTCCGTTACCGACGGTCCCGCTGAAGCTACACAGTTAGCTGCTAATTTCGGAATATCTCGTTCGTCTGTATCAGCGTATGCTAATGGTGCAACATCGACTGCATCTTACGATGATACACCGAACAAGAATATTATTAAAGAAGCGAGAGAGAAGATAAGCCGTAAGGCGCGTGGGAAATTAATGCTTGCTTTGCGAAGTCTTACTCCTGAAGCTATCGCTATGGCGAAGGCTAAGGATATCGCAGGCATTGCGAAAGATATGTCCGCTGTCATACGTTCGATGGAGGAGAAATCCTCTCACGATGATAGTGGACCTAAAGGTCCAACCTTCATATTCTATAGTCCTCAAACTCGTAAAGAAGAAACGTTTGACGTGGTGTTCACCAGAGAGGGATAGATGCCCCTACTTGAAACGTTATCCCCTGGTCCGAACTACTCGTTGACACAGAATCAGGTATACTGTCTACCTGCATCAACTGTGTTCATCATTGCTAATGAAGCTATCGAGTTCTCAATGAATGTCGGTAGTGGATTCGCAGCAGTAGCGGCATCATCTACGGGATTCCAAAGCTCGTGGCCCTACTGTCGCGCAACGACTACAACGGCGAAGGTTTCAGTTAAGAGGTATTAACATGCTGACTCCCTTTAGCCTGCTTCTTCTAATCGTAGTCATCCTGGCAGTCTACGATTTGATTTACAACCCTGCGACTAAACTAGCTGACGTTTGTATTATTCTCCTCGTAGTCTTTCTGTTGTTGATGCGATGAGAATTATTCTTCTACTATCGCTTCTCGTGTCCGGTTGTGCAACCACATGGTCACAACTAGGATATGAGAAGGTCGGTCCAGTAGAAGCTGAGATATGGCGTAATAACAAGACCGGCTCCTGTGAGAGACGAGTCTATCTAGATTCAATGTATTTCCATACTGTGGTGAACTGTGATGATTACAAGGCGAGAATTACTCAAGATGTTCGCGGCTACGCCTTTCCTAGTGACAAGCGCGAGGCCGAAACTAAGTCCATCTCCAGAAGTAATACAAGAACGATTTCAGATGGCATTCGATAAAGGGTTCTGGAAACCCAATAAGAAACAGGAACTATTCCTCTCCTTACCGAATTCCATCTTTGAGGGATTCTACGGAGGGGGTAACGCTTCTGGTAAGTCGGACGTTCTACTAGTCTACGGACTAATACATCGTTGGCATGAGAACCCAAAGTTCAAACAGGTTTTCATGCGGCGAACTTATCCTGAACTAAAGAATGAAATAGTTCCCCGAAGTCAGGAGATATATCCGAAGTTCGGGGCAGTATTCAATAAGACTGATATGTGTTGGCGGTTTCCGCGTCCTGATGAGATTGGCGGTTCAGGCGCGAGGACTGGAGCACACATATTCTTAGGGCATTGCGAGACTGAAGATGATGCTCATAAATACGACTCAATGGAAATTAATCTCTTTACTCCCGACGAACTTACGACCTTTACTGAATTTATATATCTACATATCGGATTCACCCGAGTCCGAACTAGCGACTCAAATCTTCCTGCAATCATTAGGGCCGCAGGAATGCCCGGAGGAATCGGGCACACATTTGTTAAGAAAAGATTCATTGCTCCCTACCCTGCTGGTGGAAAGGTTATTGTCGGAAAAGGAAACGTAAAGCGATTCTACGTCCATTCGACAGTAAGTGATAACCCACACGCGGATAAGGAGTATAGCGCAAGACTTGATGGTATTCCTAGTGAGGCCGAACGAAAAGCGAGGAAGTTCGGTGATTGGGATGCTTATCAGGGTCAAGTATTCGATGAGTTCCGGGATAGACTATATCCTGATGAACCCGATAATGCGCTACACGTAATACAGCCGTTCGATATTCCATCGTGGTGGCCCCGAATGTTTATCGGAGATTGGGGCTTCGCTGCGATGACCTATATGGGATATTACGCTATATCCCCTGCTAAGCGAATGTTCCTGTATCGTGAACGTTACTGGCTCAAGACTAAGATTGAAACTTGGGCACCCGAAGTGAAGGCTGACATTGAGCGAGAACAACCAAGAGTTATCAAGTTCTGTCAGTCCGTCGGACAGGAACGCGGGCAGGAACACACTATACAACAACAAATCGAAACTGCAATTGGCAGACCTATCGAACTATCTGTTAATAGTCCTGGGTCAAGAATTAGCGGAAAGCTACTACTTCACGAATATCTCAGGTGGAAACCGAAGCCAATAGTTCCACCTTCTGATATGCCAGTATATTCGGAGGAATATGCCATGTGGCTACTCCGAAATAAAGGCATGATTGATTACAAGAATTATCTCGCACTATTCGACCCTCCTGAACCGGAGAGTAATATACCGAAATTGCAGATATTCCTGTGTGATGTTCACAAGATAAGTCACGAGGAATGTTCTAACTGTTGTCCGCTAATGATTGAATCTATTAAAGCCTGTAACTATGATAAGGCTACTAAAGAAGGGAAGCCTGCTGAGGACGTTGCTCAGTTTGCTGGTGACGACCCTTACGATGATATTCGTTACGCTTGCGACTCAGCGGAACGATATTTTGAAACAGCAGCTCAAGAATTTGCAAAAGTTCAGAAGCAGGCTGAATTAACACAAGCACTAGCGAATAGTCAGGATTGGACAGCCTTCTATCGAAATGCAAGGAAACTAGAATCTACTGAAAGACCTATGCAAGCAGTTTCACGCTTTCATAGAGCAGGTAGTAATCGTTCTAGGAGATGGGGACGATAGATGCCTAGATTAAACCAGCTTGGCGAAGTCGCAATGGGTATTGCTGGAATCCAGGGGTCTATTAATCTTCAGCTAATCCCAGATAGTTTTGGTCCATACTGGGTTACTAACGAAACCGCTATCTTTTTCCAGCCTTCCATAAACGCTCTTACTCTCTACGATAAAGTTTCTGGTGGTAGAAGTCCTGTTAATCCGCCTTGGCCCGCGAATGATTATCGCGCCGGTGGAGGAAATTGGTGTGCATGGGCTAATCTACCAGGAATAGGATTGTTCGCTCCTAATCTTCATCTTCCAGAAGCAGGATTACTGGATGTTGGACCTGATGGAGCAATAGGATATAAGCCTGTCTATCAATCTGATAGGGGCGGAGATGTCCTAGAACTAAATGGAGAGGTTTGGAACCTTACTCCATCTGATGTAGTATACGATTTACAACTACTCGGCGGTAAGCGTGCAATCTACCGCAATGAATTTCATCAAATCAAGACAGTAAATATTCCTCCATGCATTCAAATCGGTTCAGTGTGGAGGCCAAGAGCTTCATTCATTAATGGTGAATGGTGGGTATGCTACTTCTCATCGGAGAAAGGCGTAATTCTCCATCCATTCAATTCAACTGTTGGATATGTTATCGTTCCTCCGGGAATAGATGCATTCCAACACGATATGATTGCACTAGGAAATACTGCTAAAATCTGCTGGTCTGCGCGTGCAGGAGAATTGCCAGTAGATTATCGTGAAAGACTAATTGATGTAACTACTGAGCCAAGACAAGAACTCAAGGCTTCTACTGGAGTAATCGTTAGACTAGATAGACCTCACTGGTTAGGTGGCTTTACTGGTAAACCTGGCGTTCTCGGTGGATGGGACACTAATGATGACCCTCCAGAATTTCGAGATGTTCATGCCCTACCGGGAAATGGATATCTCGATGTTCCAACGTCTACGTTTTACAACAAAAGAGACCAACCCGTAGGTTCTTTTATTCACAGTCAGCCCGGATGGACTGTGGAAACAATGGAAGAAGCTGCTAGAAATAGTCAGTTTCCTCCTATTTGTTATTGGGACTCACGTAGATGGCCGCGTTGGCCTAATCTTCCTGCTAACTCTTGGCTGTGCATACAAGCATATTGTGGACGTAGTGAACCTTTCGCTGCTTTTGAAGCAGATATTAGGTCACTACTTTCAGAAATAACCCAACTTAAACCAAGTCAGTTGATTGCTCTCGTTGACCAGTCTTATTGGCAGACACCTACCAATAATCTGACCGACGATTTGAGCGCACTGATTCCAATTTTCTCACGATTGGCGAAGGACTATCCGAAAGTTATCGCCACTATTCCTTTTAACTTCAATGGACGATTCAATGGGATGCAAAATCATCCTGAGATTCGTCCGTTATGGGAACAATTCGCAGCCGGTATTACAGGAGAACCTAACGTGGCAAATCCACAGCTTCCTGCTGATGTTTGTGCTGCAATTCATGCCGAACGCGGTAAGTATGGTCCTTCTCCTAACAGTTCAGAACTGTGCAAAATTCTAAACGATGCTGCATGGTCCTGTGGTCAGGGTGCAGATATCGGAGTTAACCGTAAGGACTTTGGGAATCACGTAGAAAGTCCCGAACGTCCTGAAGTTGGCAAAATTGCCAGTGATATCATTCATCGCAAATCAGACAACATGATTTGGGATGTATTGGTAGCTGCTGGCGATGGTGGCCCTGCTACTCCTAACTGTGGTGAAGCATTAGGAGAAATGACTGATTCTCGTAGGCCGTGGGTTAAACCACAACAGCCTCCTGATACACCTGACCCAGAACCAGTAGGTGTTACTATTTTCTACAATGACCCTGTTGCAAGACGTTCAGACCCGTTCGGCTGTCTCATTAAGTTTGAGATAGCTAGTGCAAGACCCATTACGAGAGCTGAATTTTATTGCGAGGGTAATGGAGAGAATCCCGTCGCTATTGAATACCCAGTGGGGCCGGGATTTGATGGTAGGTATATCCGTCAAATCGGTGTCAAATTCACTGTTAATGGCGTTTGGACCCTGAAAGTTAAGGGTTGGAACGACCAGGGACAGGTAGGAGAATCTGACGGAACTCATCGAGTAGAAGTAACATTCTAAGGAGAAATAATGTTCGCATGGCTGAGAGAACTACTTGAAATACGATACGATAATAAATTAAGAAACTTGAGACTTAAGGAAGAACTACAGGATAGAAGTAAGTTCTGTTCTTCCTGTGAAGTCTTGAGAATTGAACTAGAAAATTCCCATCGCGAAAGACGGGAACTAATGGGTAGGATTCTAACTCCTCCCACTAAAGAGCCTGACCACATCGTGGCTCCTGAACCACAGAAATTGCCAATGGTAAGACGGCATATTCCGTGGACAGTTAAGCAACAAATGTTAGAAGCAGAAGATAGACAGAAAGCGGTAGCATTGAAAAATGCTGCTAAGCCTGATACTTCTGTTGAGGATTTGGAAAAAGAACTAAACATCGTTCAGCAGGAACGGGAGTCACAAAGTGGCCCGACAACAAACAGCAGCGGAAGCAGCTAAAGAAGGTGCCTCCCGTTTGGGAAGATTTGCGGGGGCTACTTCTGACGAACAAAAGAAGAAGCAACCTGATATGGTTGGGCGTATCCAGAAATACGCTCAAGAAGAAGCAGAACGTCAGAAGAAAAAGAAAGCTGAAGATGAAGCCAAAAAGAAGGCTCCGGTTAATACGGCGCCTCAAGATGGTTTCCTCACTAGAATGTATAAGAAATACGTAAGCGGGGAGAAGTAACATGGCAGGAATCAATGTAGGTCCGGGATTCATGGGCAGACTTGGCGGTCAGATGCCAGGTGCATTGAATGCCTTGGGCCAAAAATATGGTGGCTCGATGTCTGGACCTGCCAAGGCATCAGCTTCACTACTTGGTAAACAGCGAACACCATCAAGACCTAAGGTAACTAGTGGCATGGGTAAGCAACAGCTACCCGGTCAACAGATACCAATTCAAGCACCAGGATTACAGGCAGCACCACAAGAAATTCAGGCTCAGATGCCTGCTGCCGTTAATACTGCACCTTCACCGCAATTATTTCAGAATCCCTATGCAAACATATTTGGTGGAAGTTCCGGATACGGTTCTAGTGGGAACACTGGAATCGCTGGTGGACTATTTAACAGACCACCCGGATACGAACGCCCTAATATGGGTGCTGCAGGCACTGATATTGGAGGAATGTTCGGAGCTTACAACCGCTTTAGTCGGCCACAAAGCTACTAGGGAATCATGAAACCCGAAATTCCAGAGGATGTGCGAAAACTTCTTAAAGAAGTGGTAGACCACTTCGATAAGGAGGATGTCGCAATACGCGAGCGTCAACTTCGGACGTGGAGGCGTCTGAAACTCATGTGGGAAGGGTTTCAGCGTGCATGGTATTCTGAAGTGGCTCACGACTGGAGAATTTGGGACTTTGATAACGAAAGTTCTGATACTGACCAATCTTATTATGATAAGCCAATTAATGTTTTCAGAGCTTATCTGGAATCGATTATTGCTGCTCTTAGTGTCACTGTTCCTCCTGTTAAATGCTACCCTGACGATGCTGATAATAATCTTGACCTCTCTACGGCCAAAGCCGGAGACAAGATTGCACAACTCATTTATCGTCATAATAACGTCCCTCTACTGTGGGTCCATGCTCTATTTATCTATTGCACTGAGGGTATGGTAGCGTGCTACTCATATCCTAAGTCTGACGAGAAATACGGAACCTACGAGGAAAAGAAATACAAGTCTGAAGAAGAAGGTCATCAATATACTAAGTGTCCGAACTGTGGATTCATTATTGATGACCAAATGATGGACCCTGCGATGATGGCTCAGACTAATCCTGAAGCCGCCATGCAGTTGGATATGCTAGGACAAAAGGCTACTCAGGCTGAAGATGAATACATGCCTGATGATACTGATGTTGCTGTCCAAGATGCGGTCCAGAATGCTACTGCTGAACTCTGTCCTAACTGTCTACAATTGATTGCTCCAGAACTCTCACAAGAAACACTGATTGTCGAGAGATTAGTGGGCATCACCAATAAACCAAAATCTAGAATGTGCCTTGAAGCATACGGTGGTCTGTATGTGAAGGTGCCGAACTATGCTCGTAGACAGGAAGATTGTCCTTACCTAATTTATGAATATGAAACTCATTACGCCAACGTCATCGAAAGATACGCTTCATTACACGGACAACTTAACCCTCAAAAAGTTAAAGCCTCAGCAGGGGCTGTCCGTGACCCATATGCGGAATGGGCCAGACTTAATCCTCAATATCAGGGAGAATACCCTCAGAATGTTGTTACTGTCCGAAATGCTTGGCTTAGGCCAGCGGCCTTCAATGTTCTAGCCGAACAAGAGGATATTGACGAACTAAAGAAAAGATTTCCAAATGGTTGCAAAGTAATTTTCGCAAATGATTGCTTTGCGGATGCTGAAAATGAATCTCTTGACGATTGTTGGACGATTACTCATAACCCACTCTCAGACTACATCCACTCTGACCCAATCGGATTGCTACTTGTTTCTATTCAAGAAATCACCAACGACCTTATTTCCCTCATCCTTCAAACTATCGAACATGGAATTGGACAAACCTTCGCCGACCCCGGAGTATTGAATTTCAATGCCTATCGGCAGATGGAATCTACTCCCGGTGGTATCTATGAAGCTACTCCAAAATCTGGAAAGAGTGTGGGAGACGCATTCCACGAAGTCAAAACGGCAACTCTTTCCGCAGAAGTAATGCCGTTTGCACAAAACATTCAAAGTCTTGCACAGCTAGTTTCGGGGGCTTTGCCCTCATTGTTTGGAGGTTCTTTAGAAGGCAGTGAGACAGCTTCTCAATACTCAATGAGCCGTGCTCAAGCCTTACAGCGCCTCCAAAATACTTGGAAAATCTTTACTACTTGGTGGAAAGAAATCTTTGGCAAAACGATTCCCATGTTCATCAAAGAAACGCGCTATGATGAGCGTGATGTTCAGCGTGACAAAGATGGGAATTTCATCAACATATTCATTCGCAAAGCCGAGTTGGAAGGAAAACTTGGTAAGGTTGAACTTGAGGCGAATGAGAATCTTCCGATTACGTGGTCACAGCAGAAAGACGTAATCATGCAATTGTTGCAGGCATCTAATCCACAGATTCTTGCAATTCTGGCTGCTCCTGAGAATCTTCCAATTATTCGTGACGCGATTGGTCTTACTGATTTCATTGTTCCTGGTGAAAAGGACCGGAATAAGCAATACGATGAAATCAAGTTGCTGTTGAATTCTGAACCCATTGTAATGCCACCAGACCCGATGATGGTAATGCAGGGTGCTCCTCCAGAACCTATGGAGATGCCGTCTATTGAAGTTGAACCTGACTTTGATGACCATCAGATTCAATACGATATCTGTCGTGAATGGATAATTGGCGAGGCCGGTAGACAAGCCAAAGTAGAGAATGAAGCTGGTTACAAGAACGTCCTGCTACATGCTAAGATGCACTTGCAATTCGTGCAGATGGCACAAATGCAGGAACAACAAGCAGCACAAGAATCAGGTGAAGAAGGTTCTGAAGTAACTGAACAGGACCAAGAAGCACCAATAATGGGAGAAGAAAATGTCGCTACTGTTCAGTAAGATTCCTCAATTCTTTTCGCCTGACACACCCGCGCCTACTGGCGGGGGAAAAGCACCTGTTGAATCAAAATCAATGGGTGTAGAAGATGCTATTGAGTTTTTAGGCGCAGATGAAGAACCTCCAGAAACGCTTGAACTTGATAGAACACCGCCAAAGGGTGGAAAGAGCAAGGATGAAACTCCTCCAGAGGGAGAAGAAGAAACTCCTGAAGGAGAAGAACAAGAAGAAGTAGACGAACTAGCAGAAATCGAAGCTGAGTTAGAAGGTCCACCTGAAGATAAGCTGGAACTTGTAACTCCGGTTCGCCGTAAGGAAATTCTTGCCAAGTATCCAAACTTGTTCAAGGATTTTCCGATGCTAGAGAACTCCTATTACCGTGACCAGCAATTCACGGAAATGTTTGGCACCGTAAAGGATGCTCAAGTAGTCGCTGAAAAGGCTGAAACTCTCGATAGATTCGAGAATGAAATAATGAGTGGTGATATCACCAATATTCTGAAAGCTGTTAAGGCTGAAAATCCTAACGGCTTCCTGAAAATTGCTGATAATTACATGAATATGCTTGCGCAAGCAGACGAAAGAGCATATTCACATATTCTCGGAAATATTGGTCGATTCACTATCAAAGCGATGGTGAAGGAATCACGTTCCAGCAATAATAAGGCACTCGAAAGTGCTGCACAAATCCTCAATCAGTTTCTATTCGGAAGTAGTGACTTCACTCAGCCATTCAATCTATCTCGTGAGAATCCACAGGAAGCACAACAGAATACAGAGCAGACGGAGAGGGAACAAGCCTTCATTCGTCAGCAATATGAAGTTGCTCATAATAGTGTTAATACTCGGGTTAACAATGTTATTCGTAATACTATCGAATCGCATATCGACCCTAAAGGGTCTATGCAGGAATACGTTAAGAAAAACGCAGTCAAAGATGCTATCGAGACTCTCGCGAATCTGATGGAGAAAGATACCAGATTCAAGGGGTTGACCGATAAACTCTGGGAAACAGTTTTCAAGGAAAACTTCTCAGATTCGTCTCAGGAACGGGTAAGGCGTGCCTTTCTCAGCAGAGCAAAAACACTGTTGCCTTCAGTCATTAAAAAGGCTCGTAACGATGCTTTGCGAGGAACGGGACATCGTGTAAGGGAGATGGAGGAAGAAACGACTCCGCAAAGGGGTCCAATTCCGTCAGGTAAGCCGAGAGCCACAAGTCCCGGCAAGATTCGTAACGCGAAGGACATTCCTAAGGGAATGAGTTCACTGGAATTTCTTAACTCCGATTAGCTCCAAGGTAGAGGATTATGGCTGTTACGTCAGTTAGGACGATTGCTATCACCTTCAGTGGTGATATTAACGCCACTAATTCTCTGCCCTCAGCGCCGAGTGGTGTTTCACCCGGTAGTATAACGATTCATTCGTTAGCTCCGGGTGATAATACTATTGCGCTACCAACGGGTGGGAGCACCCCTGTAGGAGCCACGATTATTCCTCCTTCTGGTAATCCTAACGCACTAACTTTGAAAGGTGTGGGCGGCGACACAGGAATCAGATTAGGTAAGACTGACCCTACTAGCTTAGCCTTCGACACAACTGCATTACCAGCAAATATCGTCATAAATGCTGCGACCACCACTACTGGTGTTCGTATCATTTGGACGTAAGGAGTTACCTGTGGCTGTTGTAGAATCCCAGGTAGCGGCACTGGAACTCGAAAGAGTTATTCCAAAAATCCGCGTTCTGTTTGAGCGGGACGATAAATTCTACGCCAACATCAAGAAGCGTGACGTAGAAAAAATCTCCAACAGACAGATGAGGGTTCCATTGGAATTGCGTCCCGGTGGTTCGTTTGGATATTTCAATCCAGACGGTGGCGACCTTGGACGTGGTGGTGGCCCTACTTTTGACAAAGCTGTTTTGACTTCTGTATTCGTGTCCGAGAACATTGAATACACTAAGCTCACTCAGTGGTCCACTGATGATGAGCGGAAGGCTATTACTAACGGTGTCCGTCGTCTTACGGCTACCGCACTTGATGAACTGCGCAGACAGTTGGATTCTCAGATGATGCAGCCCGGTAACGGTGTTATCGGAACTGTCACCACTGACACCCCTGCTGGCGGTTCTAACGTGATTACGCTGACTACTGATGGTTTCGGTGCGCGGTTGATGAGATTTGGACAGACTGTCCAGGTTTTCAACGCTGCTCTTACCGTGAACCGTGGTAGCGGTGTTATCACTCAGTGGGATGTGGAGAATAAGACTATCTCCATTACCCCACAGATTGCTGGCGTTATCGCCACTGACGTGATTGTCACGAATGGTATTAGCTCGCCTACTAGCCTTCCGGCTCTGTATGGTGTGCCGTATCATCACAGTAACGCCAGCACTGGCACTTGGCTCGGCTTCTCGCGTGCAGCTACGCCTGAAATCAGAGCAAATCGTGTTAACGCGAATTCCAATCCCCTCTCATTGCCTTTCCCCCGACTGGCGATGAATAAGATTGGAAATCGTGTTGGAATTGACAATACGTTCAAGCCCAAGGCTTGGATGCATCCTTGTCAGGAACAGGCTTACGAGGAAATCGGACAGCTTGTTTCCATTATTCAGAAGGTTGCCAAGGACGAGAAACTCAACATGTATTTCGGCGGCGACAAGCAGATGGCTGGCGCTGACGTTACATGCTCGTTCAACTGGAACCAGACTCGTATTGACTTTGTAGTAGATGAAGTTTGGGGTCGTGGAGAAATCCTCCCCATCGGATTCTACACTACTGATGGACGTAGAATCTTCGAGATTCGCGCTCCTTCAGGTGGTGTCATGACTGCTGACATCTTCTATATGGTCAATGGTATGCAGACGTTCGTGTCGAATCCTGCTGCCTGCGCCTATATCGATGTGTTGGCTGTCCCGGCTGGATACTAATCATCTCAAGGGTGGATTGGAGGCGAGATGATTCCTGGTTCGGTATCTAAGCTGTCTGAGGTATCGGTATCACTAACGAATAGTGTCATTCAACGGAGTGACATTCTTCGTATTAGTTCTACCGCTACTACGACAGTCCTAGTTACACTAACTCCCGCTTTCGGGGTTAATTTCCCTGTGTTTTGCACCATCGTGAATAGTAGTGGCGCCGCTGTCACTGCTACTACCGCAGGAAATATCGCAACTACAGTTTCTATTCCAAACGGAAATATGTGCGTGCTGGTCTTTTCAAAAGCCAGCGGCAAGTGGCATCCAGATAAGACCACGTAGTAGCAGGAGAAAACAATGGCAGATATCGACTTCCAGAACTTTAGCACAGTTCAGTCGAATTTGCAGCCTCAGCCTGTTACGGTGGCTGCATCTACGACCCTTGCCCCAACTACTTTTCTGACGTTCATTACCGGAACAACGGCTGTGAACCAGATTACTCCGCCAGTGTCCGGAACACACTTGTTGGCCCTCGCATTCACTGCAACCAACCCAGGTGCATTCGGAACCACTGGTAATATTGATGTCACCGCCGTGACTACGCCTGCAACCAACAGCCGTATCACGTTCCTGGTGTTCAATCCTGTTACTGCTAAGTATTTCCCACACGTCTAGGGAAATCGGGGGCTACTCATTGTGGGTAGCCCCCTCTTTTGGAGGGACTGTGTTGATTAACTTATCTAATGCCGTAAATATCAAGGGCTATATGTTTGAAAACGAGCTAGAGTGGTTAGCTCGAACTGCTAAGAAATCAAAGTGCATCGTAGAAATCGGCACATACTATGGAAGGAGTGCTAGAGCACTTGCAGACAACACAGACGGAAAAGTCTATTGTATCGACCCCTATCCAGGGGTTGTATTCTACCAGAATGGGGTCAGTGCTATCTCGTCTGGGTCATACGTTTATCGTCAGGCTCAGAAGAATCTCGCTGAACACATATCATCTGGCAAGGTTCTTATTCATAGGGGAACCATAGAGGATTTCCCGCACTTCATTGACCCAGACTTCATCTTTATTGATGGCGACCATTGTGAGGAAGCCGTCAGAAAAGATGTGGATTGGGCTAAAAGAATGGTATCGAAAGGTATCATCTCCGGCCATGACTATGAAAACATAGGCTGGCCCTGTGTAAAACAAGTAGTCGATGAAAATTTCCCAACTATTGGGAGGGAAGGATTTATCTGGTGGACACAAAAGTAATGATTGCGGTGCCAACCTGTGAAATGGCGAAGCACTCAGCATTCTACGACTATTTCAATCTACTTCAAAAGCCCGAGGGAACTGTTGTAACTCTTTCACATGGTCAGTCTCCAGCATCGGGACGAAATACTTGCATTGAACAGGCATTGGAGCATGATTGCACACATATCCTGTTCATCGATGATGATATGGTGTTTCCACCGGATGCACTTTATCGTCTACTGAAGCATGATGTAGATATCGTAAGTGGATACTATCTCATGCGTCAGTATCCTCATCAGGGACTTATCTTCGACCAAGCGGAACCATCTGGTGAATGCCGCTGGTATGAAGTAGAAGATAACGAATCTGGTCTGCGTGAAGTTGTAGCCGCTGGACTAGGATTCGTTCTATTCAGAACCTCAGTTTTTGAGGCACTAGAAAAACCCTACGTTCGATTGGGTGAATTGGAATCTTGCAGAGATGGCTGGTGTGATGATATCGGCCTCTTTAAGCGCGTGCGCGAGGCAGGATTCAAAATTCATATGGATTTGGACCTTCGTATTGGTCACATTTCCAGTATGGTGGTTACACCAATGCATAAGGACGGTTTCTGGTATGTAGAAATCGGAACCTTTACTCCTGAAACTGTAGCATTTCCAATGGTTCGGAAGCCTAAACCTGCTGCAAAGGAAATGACTATTGAAGATATCTCCAAGCGTTTAGGGGAGATTATTCAGAATTACGGTGGTATGGAGTCGAATATTCCTGTGGACTTGTTGAATCCACATGAATACTGGACTCTCAAACGACAACTGACCGCAATGATGGCACCTAAATAATGGATTATCCTGTTCTGCCATCGGATATTCAGGAAATCAATCGCCAACTTCGTGAGACGTATGGCATTGATACTGAAACATCTGACCCCATGTGGCGAGTTTCGTGGGCAGCAGACCAATTTGAAATGCGGGTGGATGATGTAACACCTTCAGGGGTGAGACTATTGTTCCCCGAAATGATGAAATGCCCGAAATATTCATGGATTAAGGACATGTGGATTCTTGAGAATCTCGTCCTTGTTCCAATTCAACACGATAATGAGCTTGCAGGACTTAAAAAGTCTTATGAGTGCATTTGGAAGTTTCATGACAGGTTTAAGAAGCCTGTTGCACCTGAATTTTGGGCTTGCCAGTTCGTAATTGACGGTGTTCAAGCCGTTAAATCTGGAAATCCCATGAATGTTCGTAAATATTTTGACCCTGACGTCAGTTCTGACCCAGAGGAGCAAAAATTAATCAATAAACGACGTATCGACCTGCTAGTAGAGCAACTTTTCGGAGATGAATCAGATTTAATGCTCCGAACTGTTACTGGAGAGGCAGTTGTAGTGCCTCGAAACTATCCTGAACAGGAGACAACGTAATGCCACTACCCGGATTTGATTTCAGGGAGCTTCGTCGTAGAACGATTAAGCAACCTGTAAATCCTATGGATAAGGCTACCGTCGTTAGCATTTATCCTAAGCCAATCGAAGAACGGAAATACACTATCGAACCCGGATTGTTCAATATTCCCGCAGGGAGTTTGGAAGCTCCGGGTATTTGTGTAGTAGGCCCATCCTCGTGGTGGAGAGAAATTGACGAGGAGATGCCACTACTTGAAATTCCTACCAGTAGCATTCAGATTGCTGAGTCTATTGTTAGGGATTACCAGAATGGACTGGTAAACTTTGTTCCTGAACAAGCTGGACCGGGATTGTTCTATACTCCTGGTTGTGTTCAGGATTCAAAGGGAGAACCTGACATTGCATTGACTCAGGAATGGGTCAAAACTAATTTCAAAGGTCAGCTTGAAAAAGCTGCTGCAAGACAGAAAAAGTGGTATGAGAGTCTCGTCTTAATGGCGGATTCTCTGTGGGCACGCTCAAACGGCAATCCTCTGACAGTAAGTGAAGATATGAGGTGCGCCGCACGAGAATTGGGAGTTTCCGGCTCGAAAGACTGGATGAAGATGTTCGTTGCTGTAAGCATGGTTCGTTGCAAGGCTTGCGGCACACTCAAGAATCCAGACTTCCCAATTTGTGCTACTTGTCATTTCCCTGACCCTGACCATCCAATGACTAAACAGTTGTTGGCTGTTAAGGCTCAGCTACCTAAGGGATAACATGGCTACTGTAGACCTTCTGGCAGGGACTGTTATGGACAAGGCAGCGTCCTTAATGAATGACTCTGCCAGAACGGTCTATACTTATGCTTCGCAAGTTCCTTACCTTAATATCGCACTACAGGAGTTACAAGAACAGTTTGAACTCCACGCAGTGCCTGTTACCGAGGAGGTTTCCGCGGTTATTAATATGCCTGCCGGTTCAACTGTTATTGTTTTCAACGGAGTTGGAGTCCCTGCCCTTCCATCGGATATGGTAGAACCCCAACAACTATGGGAACGAAATGAAGGAATTGACCCTTACGTTCCAATGACTAAACGTGACTATCTTCCTCATAATCTAGAAGGGCAG